ACCCGCACACCGCCGTCGACGGCGAGACGATCCCCTACCTGGACGGCTGGTGCCTGGCCGGCATGACCAGCGACCTGCATGGCCTCGGCGGCTGGGACGACCTGGAGGAGCCGTCCTACTACGGCGACAACCTGCTGTGCGCCCGCGCGTCGGCGGCCGGGATGAGACTGCGGCAGGTGACCGTCGGGCTTCGGCACCTGGAGAACTACACGTCCCGGAGGCTCGACCTGCGCGACGAGGTCGCCGAGCGGAACCGCGCCGTGTACGAGGCCGAGGTGCGTCGGCTGCGGAACACCGTCGCCGCGTGAGCGCGGCGATCAGCGTCATCACCCCGAGCCTGCCGACCCGCACCAGCATGCTCGCGCAGGCGTGCGCGTCCGTCGCCGCCCAGACATTGCGGCCCGTCGAGCACCTCGTCGGCGTCGACTACCAGCGCGACGGCAGCGCCCACGTGCGAAACCGGCTCGCCAGCGTCGCCACCGGCACCTGGCTCGCGTTCCTCGACGACGACGACCTCCTCCACGCCCACCACCTGGCGACGCTCGCGCAACACAGCGACGACGCCGACCTCGTCTACTCGCGGCCCGACGGGTACGACCCGACCCGGCCGTTCGACCCTGACGCGCTCCGGGCCGGCAACTTCATTCCGGTCACCGTGCTCGTCCGGGCGAGCGCGTTCCGGGCGGCGGGCGGCTTCCCGGACGACGCTCCGAACGGGTGGGAGGACTGGGCGTGCTGGCTCGAGCTGCTCGACGCCGGCGCCCGCTTCCGGTTCGTCGATCGGGTCACCTGGACCTACCGGCTGCACGACGGCTCGAAGACGTTCGCGACCCACAACGCTCACTGAACGAAAAGGGAGGGCAGGCCCTTGCGTGTTCTGATCACCGGCGGCGCCGGGTTCATCGGCTCGCACCTCGCCGACGAACTGCTCGCCGAGCACCATCACGTGACGGTGCTCGACAACCTCCAGACCGGACGGCAGGAGAACGTGCCCGACGGCGCGGAATGGGTGGAGGCGTCGATCACCGACCGGGACGTGTTGCGCGGCGTGATGGCCGATCACGGCATCGACACGGTCGCGCACTGCGCCGCCTCCTATGCCGACCGGACGGACTGGACGCGGGACACGCAGACGAACGTGCAGGGCACCGTCAACGTGGTGCAGCTCTCCGAGGAGCTCGGCGTACAACGGCTCCTGTACCTGCAGACCGCGCTCTGCTACGGCCACGACCCGCTCGACGGGCTGCCGTCGCGGCCGCTGCCGGTCGACCACCCGATCCGGCCCGACAACTCGTACGCGATCACGAAGACCGCGGCGGAGCGGTTCATCCAGCACTCCAGCCTCGACTGGGTGTCGCTCAGGCTCGCGAACGTGTACGGGCCCCGCAACCTGTCAGGCCCCATCCCCACCTTCTACAAGCGGATCAGCGAAGGCCAGCCGTGCGTGGTCACCGACTCGCGGCGCGACTTCGTGTTCATCGACGACCTGCTCGCCGTCGCCGTTCGCGCCCTCGAGGGGACGGGCAGCGGCGTCTACCACGTCTCCTCCGGCACCGACTACGCGATCCGGGAAGCCTACGAGGCGGTCGCCGCCGCGCTCGGCAAGCCGGACGCACCGGTCAGCTTCGTGCCACGGCCACCCGACGACGCGCCCAGCATCCTGCTCGACCCGATCCTCACCCAGTTTGCGTTCGACTGGGAGCCCGTCGTCCCGTTCCGCACCGGGATCGACCTCGCCGTCGCCCACTACCGGGCCACCGGCGTCGACCAGACGTTCACCCACCTGTCGCTGAAAGGATGACGATGCTCGTCGACCTGCTCCGCGCCGCCGTCCACGAGCGCCTCGACGACACGACCGGCACCGTCCTCTCCGGCGGCATCGACTCGAGCACCGTCACCGCCCTCGCCCGCGAGATCCGGCCCGACCTGCCGACGTTCACCGGCTTCTACAAGGGCGACCGCTACGACGAGCGGAGATGGGCCAGGCTCGTCGGCGGCCCCAACCACCACGAGATCGAGATCACCCCGCAGGACTTCGCCGACCACATCGACGACGTGATCGGCATCGTCCGGGACGCACAGGTCGGGCCCGGCATCTTCGGCCAGTACATGGTCGCCAAGCACGCCGCCGAGCACGTGGATGTTGTGCTGTCCGGGGAGGGCGGCGACGAACTGTTCGGCGGCTACGCGCGCCTCGCGATCGTCGCGGGCGATCGTGTCCCTGACGGCTACGAGGACTACCGGTTGCCGGACGACTATCCGCGCGATGTCGAGGCGGCGTTGCGCTACGACCTGGCCGGCCTGCCGGGGCTGCTCGCGGTGGACGCGATGGCGACCGGCCCGTTCGGCCTGCGCTCGGTCGCGCCGATGACCGACATTCGGGTTGTCGCGCACGTGCTGTCACGGCCGCCGACCGAACGGCTCGGCAAGCGCATGCTCCGCCAGGCGGTGCGCGGCCTGGTGCCCGACGCGATCATCGACCGCACCGACAAGCGCGGGTTCCCGGTGCCGTTCGTGGAGTGGGCGCAAGGCCCGTTGCGTGACCTGGTCGGCGACCGGATCGGCTACGTGCCCGACCCCGACAGGCCGTGGGACCGCCAGTGGTGGTATGACCTGTGCGCCGCCGGCCGGGCCGAGCCAGTCGCCGCGTGAGAGTCGCCTGTCTCGGTGACAGCATCACGTTCGGCCAGCACCTCGCCGAGCGGGATGCGTGGCCTTCGGTGCTCGCGGGCCTCAGCGGCTGGGAGACGATCGGCCGGGGCGTGTGCGGCGACACGACCAGGCTCGCGCTGGAACGGCTCCACCGTGACGCGCTCAGCCTCGCCCCGGACGTGCTGGTGGTGCAGTTCGGCCTGAACGACTGCAACCGCTGGGACACCGACCACGGCCTGCCGCGCGTGAGCGTCGAGGCGTTCGAGGCGAACCTCGCGGAGATCGTCGCGAAGGCCCGGGCCGCCCAGGTGCAGACCGTGTGCCTGGTCACGCTCACCCCGTCCACCCGGCAATCGCTCGACCGGCCGCACCGCTACTCGGCCGCCGTCCGAAGGGTCGCGTATCGGCGAGCGCTGCTGTTCGACGCCGCTGAGGCCATCCGGCCCGAGCACCTCCTCGACGGGGTGCATCTCAATCAGGCAGGGCATGCCGCGTTCGCGAAGGGAGTGCAGGAGACGCTGTGGGCAGGCCAACGCTCATCCATCCGACCGCGATCGTCTATCCCAACGTCCGTCTAGGCACCGGCTCGGTCGTCGAGCCGCACGTCGTGCTGGGCAGCACCAGCGGCGAACCGCTCGAGATCGGCGCGGACGCCCTGATCCGGTCGGGCACCCGCATCTATGGCGGGCAGATCATCGGCGACAGGCTGCGAACCGGCCATAACGTGCTGATCCGCGGTCGGGTCACCGCCGGCCACGACTTCACGATCGGCTCGTACTCCAGCGTCGAGGGCACCGTCACGATCGGCAACGGCGTCACGCTGCAGGGCCGTTGCGAGGTCGCCGACTCCACCCTTCAGGACGGATGCCGGCTGTGGGTGCAGACGATCGTGTGCGACAACAACCTGCCGCCTGACGGGCCGAAGGAGCCGCCCACGATCGGCCGGAACGCGAAGCTGTACGCACGGGTGCTGGTGATGCCCGGCGTCACGATCGGCGAGAGCGCCGAGGTCGCCGCGAACGCGATGGTCAAGTTCGACGTTCCCGACCGGCACCTGCTCACACGATCCGGTGCGCTCGTTGCTCGCTAGCGTCATCCTGCCCACCCGCGGCCGGCCGCACATGCTGCCCGTCGCCGTCGAGTCCGTGCTCGCCCAGACGTGCGGCGACTGGGAGCTCGTGATCCTCGACAACACCGACGAACCCTACTACCCAGCGAGCCCGTGGGACGACACGAGGATCCGATACCACCACGAGCTTTGTGACGGGATCGCGGACGCGTCCACCCGGGCGCTCCGGCTCGCCCGGGGCGAGGTGATCGTGCCGCTCGCCGACGACGACCGGCTCGCCCCCACGTGCGTCGAGACGATCCGGCGGGTGTTCTCCGACCCGGCCGTCAGGTGGGCGAACGCGATCACCGAGATCCGCGACGAGCACGGCCGCGTCACCGGCCATCGGGGAGGCACCCCGGACAGCGTGGCGTCCACGGTGGCGGGCTCGTTCTGGCTCGGCGGCGCTGTCTGGTGGCGGCGCGAGATGACCGCCACGTTCGGCTACGACCCGCGCTTCGACGGGGCCGCCGACATGGACCTGTACCTGCGGTTCGTCGAGCAGGCCGACCCGGTGCTGGTGCCGGAGGTCATGTACCTGTACCTCGACCATCCGGGCACCGATTCGCGGCAGCGGCTTCCCGTCCAGCTCGAGCACTCGGCCACGATCGCGCAGGAGTGGCGCTCACGACGAGCGGAGGTGACCAGTGCCGTCTGACCTGCCGCTCACCGCGGGCGAGCTCGTGTCGATGCGCGACACCGCCGACACGCTCGGACTGCCTGGCACTGCGGTTCTGCTCACGCCGACGTTCACGAACGACGGGCAGGGAGGCCAGACCGCCTCGTGGGGCACCGCCGGCACCGTGGCCGCCCGGATCGCGTTCATGAAGGACGGGGCGGAGCGCAACGTCGGCGACCGGCTGACGAAGGTGGCGTCGTGGATCGTGACGCTGCCGGCGTCGACGTCGGTGGCGCAGACCGGCCGGATCGTGATCGACAGCACCACCTACGAGGTGGTGGAGGTATTGCCCCGCCCGGCGGAGGAGATCAGCCGCCGGGTGCGTGTGCGGATCGCAAGCTAGGAGGACAGGACTGTGCCGATCACCGTAGTGAGCGTCCCCATCACCCTGAGCGCCTCCGGCGCCGGCACTGCGACGACGCGAACGGTGCGCGGCGAGGTCCTCAAGATCATGTTCGGCACCCCCGGGACGGCCTTGCTGACGGGCGGCTCGGCAGACCTGACCGTCACGCACGCCCCGACCGGCGGCACCGTGCTCGCGGTGTCGAACATCTCGCCGGGCATCAACACGTATTCGCCCCGCGAGCCGTACCACTCGATCGCCGGGGCCGTGCTCGGCACAGCGGATGCGAACGGCGTCACGGTCGCCGGCTCGGTCACGTTCACGATCGCGCAGGGCGCCCTGTCGGCGGCTGGCACCGCCCACATGTACGTGAGGATCTAGATGCCGACCGCCAGGTTGGGCATCACCGCCCAGGTGCGGTTGCCGCAGGTGACGCTGGAGACCCGCGAGCGGGTGGAGCGGCTCGTGCAGAAGGCCGCGCTCGACATCGAGGCCCACGCGAAGGGGCGAGCACCGGTCGACACCGGCTTTCTGCGCTCCAGCATCACCGCCGACCAGGTGGGCCCGCTCCACCACCGCGTCGTCGCCTACGCGCACTACGCGATCTACGTCGAGTTCGGCACCCGCCACATGGCAGCACAGCCGTTCATGCGTCCCGCCGCCGAGCTCGTCCGTGCGAACCTCGAAGGCGCCCTGAGGATGGTGGTCGTGTGAGCTTCCAGAACGACTGCGACACCGCCCTCTACACCGCGCTGTCGGCGTCCACCGCGGTCACGTCGCTGCTCTCGGGAGGCACCGCGTCGCCGCAGGTGTGGCGTGCTGTCGCCCCGCAAGGCACCACCACCCCGTACGTGGTGTTCGCCGCCCAGTCACCGAGCATCCCCCGGCGTGTTCTGTCCGGCGTCGCCTACGAGAGCGCCCTGTACACCGTCAAGGCGGTCGTGCAGTCGAACAGCGCGAGCCTCGCCGGCACCATCGCCTCACGCATCGACACGGCCCTGGACGGGCCCACACTCACGTTCGCCGGGCACGCCCACATGCGCTGCTCCCGCGTCCAGGACATCGACTACCCGGAGATCGCGCCCGACGGCAGCGTCTACCAGCACCGCGGCGCCATCTACCGCATCGACGCCGACCCAACCTAACCCAGCCGAG